ATAATATTCAATTCGATTTTTAAAAAGGCTAAGTCATCATCATTGGATGTATTAGAAGTGCCAGGAAGTGGAGATGTAATCTTTAAACCGATTATACAAAAGGGTGCTGGTGGCGTAAAATTTGAAGTTGAATTACTGTTAGATATAAAAAATTATCTAAATGGAGCAGAATATAATAAATTAAAACATCCTGATGTTTTGAAAGAAATGGAAAAGGTTTTAAAATTTGATCGTAGAACAAAATATGAAGTTGTTTCGGAAGGAGCAAAGAATCAAAAACGGCAATTAGTGTTTACAGGGAATAAAATTATAATATCTAATTCTACAGGAAAAACACTAACTGATTTGACTCTTAAAAAAGACAATAAATTATTGTATCTTTCTTTAAAGATGTCTGCTACATACTACACTCTTTCTGCTGGAATAGTGAAGTATTTCTCTGAAGGAAGAACCAAAATTCCTATCAACACATACTTTGGATTTAATGGTCAAAAAATTGGTGGATTCGGAAAAGAATTTGCTTGTGTAACTAAAAAACCAAATTATAATTTAGTAAAAAATAATCTTGAAGATATTTTGGCGCAAGCAGTAGGGACAGAAGTTATCTTAATTCATAAAAAGAAAGATAACGATGTTATGGTTTCTCAAATAGGAAGAACCAATAAAGTCTCAGTTTCTGAACTATCTGACAATTCTTATGTGTATCCTGAAAAAGGTGTCCGCAAATATGCCAACATAAAGGTAAAGGCAGTAATAAATGGACATGACTATATTGTGAATTTTCAATTTCGCGGCACAACAGCAACAGACATTGGACCTAAATATATAAGAATATTATTAGAACGTTTATAATTGAGGCTTTATGACAACATTTGTGACTGGTGGTTTGGGATTTATTGGTTCTAATTTTGTAATCTCTCACCTTAAAAAATATCCTGCAGACGAGATTGTCGTTCTTGACAATCAATCATATGCTGCTAATGGATCAAATCTAAATGGCTTTTGGGAAGATTGGCGATTAAACGTCAAGAAGGTAGATATTCGCAATCTTGAATTTGTAGATCATTTATATCAAGACTATGAACCAGAAATTACTTTTCATTTTGCGGCTGAGTCTCACGTTGATAACTCTATTCGTGGTGACGATGACTTTGTCAGCACTAATGTTGTGGGAACTCACAACATTCTGAAGTGTATAAAGAGACATGGTGGTAAACTTGTCCACATTTCTACTGATGAAGTTTTTGGATCGCTTTCTCATGACGATCCACCATTCACTGAGAATACTCCATACAATCCTCGCAATCCGTATTCTGCTACAAAAGCAGCCAGCGATCATCTTGTTCGCTCATATGTGAACACACATGGTATTGATGCGATTGTAACTAACTGTTCAAACAACTATGGTCCGCGCCAGCATCGCGAGAAATTTATTCCAACAGTAATCCGTCACATAAAGAACAATACACCAATTCCTGTTTACGGGACAGGTCAGAACGTTCGTGATTGGATCTTTGTGGATGATCATTGTGAAGCACTGCTCACAATTGGACAAAACTTCAAACGAGGTGAGCGATATAATATTGGTGGTGGTCATGAGATGAGTAATATTGAAATGGTTACTTTAATTCTTGATATAATGGGTAAGCCAGTGAACATGTATCAGAGTTGGATTAATTATGTTTCCGACCGAAAGGGGCATGACTTTCGTTATGCAATGAACTCAGATAAAATCTTCAAAGAACTTGGATGGTCCGCGAAAACAAAGATTGTTGAGGGTCTTGAAAAAACATTGGAGTGGTACTTATGAGAAAAGGAATTATATTAAGTGGTGGGTTGGGAAGTAGGTTATATCCATGCACAAAGGTGATTTCAAAACAGTTGCTACCTGTTTATGATAAGCCTCTTGTCTATTACCCTATTTCCACATTGATGCTCGCAGGTATTCGTGACATTATGATTATCACTTCACCTGCTGATCGAGCACCATTCGAAAATCTAATAGGTGATGGTTCTCAATGGGGATTGAGTATTTGTTACGCCACTCAATTAGAACCGAAAGGTATTGCTGAGTGTTTCCGTATCGCCGAAAAGTGGATTGGCGACGATGATGTGACTCTCATTCTCGGAGACAATATTTTCTATGGCAATGATTTAATCAATAGATTTAATTATGCTAATTGGAATGTTTCTGGATGTACGCTATTCGCCTACCATGTAAATGATCCAGAAAGATTTGGTGTTCTTGAGGTTGATAGTAATGGCGATCCGATCAAGATAATCGAAAAGCCAACAGTCTCACCTAGCAATTATGCAGTCACTGGGCTTTATTTCTACGACAATAAAGTAGTTGATTATGCATGGCAGATCACGCCGTCAGCAAGAGGCGAACTTGAAATTACAGATATTAACAATCTATACATGAAATATCACGATTGTAAGATTGAGTATTTGAATCGCGGCATTGCCTGGATTGATACAGGAACATTTGAGTCTTTGTCAGAAGCCTCTATATTTGTTGGCTCAGTTCAACGTAGAACAGGAATGATGATCGCATGCCCTGAAGAAATTGCATATCGTCATGCATGGGTTACTGAGCATGAAGTTCGTCGTGCTGCTGAGAAGTATAGTAAATCAGATTATGGTAAGTATCTCTTTAAAATTTTACATTCGAGGAATTAATTATGCACTTTTTAGTTGTTGGTCGTGGATGGACAGGTAAGAAAGTATTTAACAATTTGGTTGAACGTGGATTCGTTGTAACTATTGCGCCACACGAATCAGCCATTCGAGCATTACATGAAAATCGCTACGATTGGGTGGTAAATTGCGCTGGCGTTACTGGAACACCAAATGTTGACGCTTGTGAGTTGGATAAACAAAATACTATCTTTGGCAATGCGATATATCCAGGAATGTTGCAAGAAGCAGCAGAAAAAACTGGAGTTAGAATGTCACACTTCTCAAGTGGATGCATTTACACTGGTAATATTCAAACAGTAGATGCTGCACCAAACTTTTTCGGTAGCACTTATTCGATTGCGAAGGGCGTTTCGGACGTATATCTGGGCGATAAGGCTCAGGTCTATCGTATTCGTATGCCATTTACAGGTAAAGTTGAGGCAAAGAACTATCTTTACAAGGTTTATAACTATGCCAAAACCGCCAAATTAATCGACGCAGGTCAAAATTCCTTGACTGACTTAGACGAAGCAGTTAGTGTGGCGTGCGATCTTATGTTAGATGATGCTCCAAATGGGCATTATAACCTAGTCAACAATGGATCTGTTAATATGCATGAACTTGCTGAGATTATGGGAATTAATCCGCAATGGTTTACGCCAGAAGAATTTCGCGCAGCAACTGCAGCAGGTCGTTCTACATGCACCATTCCAGCATGTGACCGTATGTCTGATGTTCGCGATGCTCTTGTAACTGCTGTTGGTCGAATGAAACCACATTTATACTAAATAGAAAGTAATCCCACAGTGTGGAGAGAGAATGTTTGGGTTCAGACAGTATATTCCTATAAACGAACAAAAAAAACCAGTTCGCGGAATACAACACCTGCCTCATCCATCTGAATCAGCGTTTCAGGCTCGCCGTGGAGCCATTGGTTCAGCTCTCTCCAATATCTCTAGCGTCGTTAGCGGTCGTGCCCCCATAACTCGTAAAATTGACGATCGAATGTCATTTCAGGTGATAAAAACACCAGAAGGCAAGGTTGGAGTCAAATACAAAGGTCCAGGCGCAGAGTATAATTACTCATTAGATGATATCAAAAAGCAATATGCGAAAAAGCCATATGTTGCTGGACCATTGATGAGCATTTTAAAGCATGTTCATAAAGTTCTTCCAGAAGGGGAAGGCGAATATCAGGGTGGCTATCTAAGTTCATTGGAAGATCGCAACGAAGAAAATGGGAATATTGGACATAAACCAAACACCATCCGATATTCTGTTCCTAAGAATTCCCCAGAAGGAAAAAAACTTGCTAAAGCGCCATTAAGCATAGTATTACACTCAAGATTAGACGCCAACGGTAAAGCAACACCTATTGAAGAGGGTGAGTTAAAAGATCATCCAGACGTACATGTAATGAGCCATGTTGTATCTGCGACAGATAAAAAACTATCAGCGCAAACAAAAAAGAAAGTTGTAGAGCATATTGCTGCTGCAAAAAAATTAGCAAAAGATCATTCAATTGAACATCTAGAAGGACATAACGAAACATTGCTTCGTTATGCGAATTCTACAATAGATACTGGCGAAAAACCTTCTGTTAAAGGATATAAAAAATATCTCGAGAAATACCATCAAAAACGCATTGATTCGGTAAAAACAGAAAAGGCTAAAGCACAAAAGCGCGCAGAAATGCAAACAGATATGAACCATGTTGATGAACACATGGGTAAGTTTGATCGCACGTTTGAAATCCACCATCATATTCAGAAAGCAACTTATGCTACTGCTGATGCATTGTCTAAGACAGCCAGTGGTGGATACAAGCATACGATCGATAATCAAGAGTCTACTGGTGAGGGATTTGTTTCTAAAGGAATGAAGTTTGTTCCTCGCGCATTCACCGAAGCCAATCGTCGTAGATCAGCACAATTTAAAGCGCAGAAGAGTGTAATATGAGCCACGCAGTTGCAACATTTGGCAGATTTAATGCTCCTACTGAAACAGGGCATGGTAAACTTATTAGTGCAGTGCAGCAACACGCAGAAAGTATTGGCGCAAAACATTATATTTTTCCATCACATACTCAAGACCCTAAAAAGAATCCATTGAACCATGGTGATAAGGTTGGATTTATGCGTCGATTATTTCCAGACGCAAATATTGTTTCGCATAAAGGTATTCGTAATGTTATAGACGTGATGCAACATTTAGAATCTAAAGGTCATAAAGAAGTTACTATGGTCGTTGGGTCTGATCGTGTTGCAGAGTTTAAATCTTTGCTCAATAAATATAGAACTAAAGAATTTCCTAATATCAAAAAAGTAAACGTAAAATCAGCAGGACATCGCGATCCTGACGCAGAAGGTGCTGAAGGTATGTCAGCCTCTAAATTGCGCGCCCTTGCAGCATCAGGAAAACGCGATGAATTTATTTCCCATTACAGCGACAAAAAACTTGGCGCAGAGATACACGATAAAATTAAAAAAGGTATGCAAATGGAATCTACATCACCAATCGGCATTTTCTTACTCGGTGGTCCAGGTAGCGGTAAAGACTATGTTCTTAAGAATATATTTTCTCGCTTTGATCTAGTTGAAGTTCAATTAGATCAAGTTTTAAATGGTAAAGCCGCAGAATTATTTGAATCAAATCAAAACATTGTAATTAATGGTGCTGCTGATTTAGAAAAAATTGAGTTGGTCAAGAATATTCTTGAAGGATACACATTTGATACTGTGTATGTTTCTGTTTCCAACAAAGTAAGTCGTGTTCGTAATGAAGAAAGAGAATCTCCGTTACCAGAAAACAAACGATTAGAAAAATGGTATCGTTCTGAAAAATT